TGATAAAGTGGTTTCATCGTTCTTAGAGTTTTTACATTCTAAAGACGTGAAGTCCATCTTTAATACGAACCTGCTTGGGAAAGAAGCTAAGCTTCTCTGGTTAGAGAGTGCCTCTGCAACGCATAAGGTCTCTTGAACCGGATTAGCTACGGATCCTCAACTATTATCTCTGTTGGGTCTGAAGTCAGATCTTATTGGGATAATGAAATTGTTGTCTCAAGATCGGTTGATCTCTCTTTTTGAAGTTTTCCAGTGTTTGGATAATTCTCTATCTCCTCTGCATGAGGATATATTGGACCATCCAGACCGACCAGGGATTAAGATTTTAAACCCTGAAGGTCGTTTTGCTGGTAAACTTTCTATTAAGAAAGAAGCAGCCGGAAAGTTACGAGTTTTCGCTATGGTGGATGTTTGGACACAAATTGCCCTTAAACCAATCCATGCGGTTCTCTTTAACCTTTTAAGATCCCTCCCTTGTGATGGTACATTTAATCAGGCAGTTTCTGAGAATTCTGCTCGGTTAAAGTCCCTTACTTGGGGAGGTTCGTTTGGTTATGATCTTTCCGCTGCAACCGACCGATTGCCACTACAGATTCAGTGTGCTATAATCGATCTACTTCATCCTGGTTTGGGTGAATTGTGAGGTCGATTATTGACTTCTAGAGAGTATTATATTTATCTGGAACCAGAGTATCTTTCTTATAATAAAGAGAAAGATCCCTGGCCTTCTGTCTTCAAAATTGGAGACATGGAATTCCAGGTATTTTATAATTCAAAAGGTAGACCTTGAATCAGCTTGAGGTACAGTGTTGGGCAACCTATGGGTGCCCTATCATCTTGAGCCTCTTTAGCTGTGACCCATCACCTTATAGTACAATATTGTTACTACGAAGTGTATGGAATCAAGGATGCCTTAACTCTAGATAATTGGTATGATCAATATGAGGTCTTAGGAGATGATATCATCCTCTTCGACCCACTTATTGCAGCCAAGTATCTCCAGGTTATGGAGGCATTGGGTGTACCAATTAACACATCTAAGTCTGTCGTTGCTAAGGTTCCGGTTACGGAATTTGCAAAGGTAACTTCGTACTGGGGTAAAGATTGCTCAGCAATTTCTTGAGCAATGTTTATGAGTGGGAATTCTCTTATGGGGAGAGCCAATATCCTCTTTCATTTATTGAGAAGAGGTATTGTCCCCAAAGATTCCATCAACTCGTACATCCGGAAAGTATCTGCTATGAGCAGGTATAAAACCGGTAATGTTACCCCAACTTTAATTGCTTTATGAACTATGCTTTCTAATGTGGGATTAATTTCCCCAGAGACAGCTGTTCGAGCCTTGATATCAGGTAAAGAAACAACTTTCCGTTTAGGTAGAGCAATCTTGTATAGCTGTGATGTGAATAAAATCACACTAGCTATACCAAGGCTGTTCACTACCGGTGAGCGTTTTATTACTGAGTCTAAGGCTGTTAAGGCAATTTTTAAAGTTGAATTACCTTGGATGCAGATTTCATTGTGGAAACCTTTAGCGGTATTCCAAGCTCGAAGGGATATCGAGAAGGATGCGACAACGCTTACCGATCTTATCTTATCGCACTTATTAGAAGAAATGTTTCTTCCTGAGTGGAAAGATCGAATCGGTGAGCTGCATACTTTAGTCCTTGATCTTCCGCAAACTGATATTTATGGTGCACCCCTCATTGAAGCCGATGAGGCGGAACCATCAGTATTATTGCAGGATCTGAGAGTATTATATACAGCCCTTCATAGGGAGGTTTACGAACAGGTAAACCATTTGGGTGGACCTGAGAAAATCTCTGGTTACCAAATGGATACATGATTAGAACGTCTTTTACAAGGAAATAAAGACCTTGATAGATACAATGAGTTTATGGAATTGGTAAAAAGAACCCAATTAAAATTGGATCCTGATTCACCAGCCACTGCTCATGTAGTCGTGACTCCCACAAAACTGTGGTTGTTACGTTTGCTTAGAAAGATGTCTAATCGGCCTGAATTTACAACAGCCAAAGCATTCTGGTAAACTAGGTTTCCAGAGCACCTTAGCTCTGCAGAGTTTAGGCGCAACCCCGTAAGGCCTCACT